TTTAGATGGAAGATCTGCACAAGTCCCTCTTATCATTGGCTCTATTCCTACTATACAAGAACCGACACCTACTCAAAAAACTGATCCTAAAGCTCCTAATTATCCAGATAGAATACAAAGAATTGCTGATCCTACACAATCAGCTGTACCAGTTGATGGTACATTAGATGAAGCAAATATCAATTCTAACATAACTGGTGGTACCAATAGTGAAAAGGTTTTTAACTTTTTTACTGCAAACGGTTTTACTCCTGAACAGACATGTGGATTCATAGGAAACTTTTCAATAGAATCTAATTTAGAACCTACAGCATTAAATCCAAATGATAAAGGAAAACCTGCTTTTGGTTTAGCACAATGGAGAGGTGATAGACTTGAAGGCTTGGAATATTATGCTAAAACAAAGGGATTAACAAAAGACAATCTTGAAGCACAATTGCAATGGACTATTCACGAATTAAGAAACAGAGAAAAGAGTGCTGGTGCAAAAATAAGAAATGCCAAGACAGTTGCCGATGCAACAACAATAATATGTAGATTTTACGAGAGACCATCATTTAAAATAGTTAATGGTGTTTATACTAGTCCTTCACTTGGAAGAAGAATAGCAGATGCAAAAGAAAGTTTTGAAAGGTTTGCAAGAACATGACAAAAATTAATAAAGTTCCAATAAGCAAAGTTAATAATACTTTAGTAAGACTTCCTCTAACAGGTCAGTTTAATTCACAATTATCTGTTATAGATCAAGCTGCTAAAGAATTAAAAGCTTCACAAAGTACAGTCCTTGGAAAAACTGTTAATGAGACAATAAGTGGAGTAAAAGCTTTAACTCAACCAGATGAATATCCAACTGATATATTAACAGAACCACCAATCGCTCAAATTACTGAAGAGGCTGATCCAGCTTTGAAAAAAACATCAGCTCAAATTTCTAATATTAATAAGATGACATCATCAAGTTTATCTGGTAACGGATTTATGAATACACACATTATAAGTGGCACACCTCAGTCTATAAAAAATGGAATATTTAATGCTTCTGGAGTAGAACCAAATATAGGAAAATTACAAGCAGTGGTACCAGATTCGTTGAAGAGCGATGCCGCAGTGTCCTTACCCAAAATGAAAGCAGGACAGGACTTTGTCAGTCAGATTACGAGCAGTAATGATCAATTAGCGTCTACCACAGCAAATATTTCATTTTTAGCAAGTTCTTTATTGAGTGATGATTTTACCACTGGTGTCAAAAATATTGGTGTAACACAAAAAGCAGTGTTAAAAAGTCAAAATTATTTTGAAGAGTTTTTAAAAGCCGTCTCTCAAAATACGTTGACCGAAGATGAAATAATACAATGTACAAACCTTATTTTAGATGGAAAAAATAATGATGTAATAATCATTGTTCAAAATGCTGCAATCAGGGAAAATGTAAATTTAGATCCAAGTGGAGACTTTGAAAAATCTATAATTGAAGTTTCTTCATCAAGTGCAGATGCAATAGATATAAAATCATCTGCTTTAAGTAGTATGGGTTCTTCAACTCGTAAGACAAGAGATCTAGCAACATTGAATAAAAAATGGTCTGGGGCTTCTACAAAAACAACTCCTGGAGAATATAATTTTGAAAAAGTCAACTCTATAGAAGAACTCGTTGCTGACTTGAGAAACTTATCAAGAGATATAACAGAAGTAATAGTTCATTGGACAGCACATTTTAATGATCAGGGGCATGTAGGTGCAAAAGAGGTTCATGAGATTGCATTAAAAAGAGGATTTGCAGGATGTAGTTATCACTATATAATTAAAAGAAATGGTGACTTAGAAAGAGGTAGGCCAGTTGAACTTAGAGGAGCACATGCTAAAGAAGCCGGTCATAATAATCTAAGTATAGGTATTGCATTTGTTGCTGGTTATAACTGTCCTTCTGGAACTTCTAATCCTAATAGATTCATAAGCGCAGAATCTATAACCCCGGCACAGTATAAAACATTTGATATGTTTTTAAAAGGATTTTTTATGATATATCCAGGGGGACAGGTTTTTGGTCATCAAGACTTTGATGATAATAAAGTTGATCCTGGCTTTGACGTTGGTACATATATTGAAGCAAGATTCAATAAAAAAAATGTTACAAATCCACATGATGGGCCAGCTACTCCGGCACAAATAGCAAGTATTGTAGGATAATAAGATGACAACAGAAAATAACGAATTAGAACTTCGTATACAAGATAAAGGTGAAGCTGCGGTTAACGCCGAAGGTAGACCTAACGATGGATTTAACGATCCAACTGGACAATTTCCTAGAGGTGAGTATCAAGATAGACCATCTGTAAATAAAGCCGTTACAGGAGATCAAATAAACGAGCTTGATTTAAGAAATGGAATACCAGGTGTTGATACAACATTACAACAAAAAGTTGCAACTCAATATCCTATGGCTTCAACTAATGAATCGGTTTCAGGACATATCATTGAAATAAATGACACTCCTGGCGGAGAACGCATTCTTATTAAACATAATACTGGCGCTGGTATTGATATAAAGTCAGACGGAACTATCATTATCAATTCAAAGAGTAATAAGATTGATATAATTGATAACGATCATAGACTTGTTGTAGAAGGTGACGGTAATATTTCTTACTATGGAAATTTAAATATGAATGTTTCTGGCGACTATAATCTAACTGTCGGTGGTAATTACAATTTAAAAGTAAAAGGAAATTGGATAGCTGATATTATTGGTTCTTATAGAAAAAAGATTCACGGTATATTGGGTGAGGTTGTTTTAAAATCAAAGTCAGTCACCATTATAGGTCAAGCAATAAACACTCATCTTTCAAATGTTGGTAATTTTATTAAGGGTACCTATCAACAAGCTGTAAAAGGCAGAGCAGATTATAATCATGGCGCTGAAGCTTTATTTAATTCTGAATCAGAAATTAATATGACTAGTCCAAAAGTAAATATTGCAGCTACTGATCTTTCTGTTATTGGTGCACAAGGAACTATTGGTGGGCAAAATATAATTTATTATGGAAAGAATATGCATTTAGAAAATACCATACATTCTCCAACTGCGAGTTTTATATCAGCATACGGAACAACATTTCATGGTTCACTAAACGGTACAGCAACCTTTGCTGTCAATTCATCTATCGCTGGTGGTGTTGCTGTTGTAAAAATTCCAAGCGCACAAATTAATATAGATGCTGTTGATAATACTCAAACTCAAAAACCAACCAGTTCAGAAATTACTGACTTGTTAACTAATAATGAGATAGGGCCAAAGAAAGTAAGTATAGATGAAAACAATGAGATTAAAAACTTTCATGATAAATCCAAGTCTTCAGGCGGCATTACGTCTGGTGAGACAAATACAAGAGAAACAAGATCTAAATTAAAAGATAAGAAAAATTTACAAAACACAAACTTTGTTGCTGATAGAGTCGCAGCCGGGGTTTTATCTTCAAGTTTTGCTTCTGCAGTTCCAGGCCAAATTGAAAGAGTCAATGGTAAAGCTACAACTCCTAGAATTGGTCATGATGCGATAGGACAAACTGGAAGAGCGTTAAATGAGAATAAGTATCAACCATCAGAAGCTGCTGCAAAAGCTAAAACTTTTACTTATGCCGTTGAAGCTAGATTTAATCCTAATAATCTCACAGAAATAACACATAATACTTTACTTGGAAAAGGCATACCAATATCCAAATTCACTGGTGCTGTTGGAAACAAAACTACATTGAATCATATAACTGATAATGACAAAAGATTTCAAGTAGCCAGAAATTTACTAGTTCAAGCTCACATCATAGAAATATTCAGAGAACTTAGTTTATTTAAAGGATATAACTTGGTAATTGCTGAAGGAATATATCAACCGGGACCAACTGAGACTCCGACCCCTGAAAGTTTTAATGATCTAGCTCAAGACGGAAGAGCCGTTGCTTATGAAATATATTCTCAAGATGGTGCAATTGCTTTAGATAAGCTCTATGATTTTGCAGAATTTTTAAAAGACACTTATAGTTATAATACACTAGGTTTGTCTTACGACAAATTTAACACAGATGGAACTTTACATGGTCAACTAATAGTTAAAATTCCAATGATTCCAACAACATATTCAGCAACATATGACATGAAATTAGAAACAACTTTTAACTCCGAGGTTCAGAGTTCTTCTGATTTGGTTGAAATACTTTCATAACTATATAAATATGGTTAAACAGAGGATAGAATGGTTACAAAAGCATTTTCAATAGAAGACGGAAATCAGAGTTCTTCAATACTTACAAGTCGAAAGACTAAGTATTCTGATATAGATTTGCTTTTTGCTAGAAAAATATCTGGAGATATATTTAAAAAAGTAGATGCGTCGGCTGTAAAACAATCGGTAAAAAATATAGTGAGAACAGGAACACTTGAAAAACCTTTTAACCCAGAGTTTGGTAGTGCACTAGGAAGTTACTTATTTGAGTTAGCTGATAATGATTTATTAGTACCCGTTGAAGAAGCCATTAAAGAATCTATAACTAATTTTGAACCAAGAGTTAGTAACGTAAATGTTACTGTTACACCAAAAGCTGATCAAAACGAGTTATCTGTTACGATAGAATATTCAATTGCAAATGTTACTGCAACTCAGTCCATAAACACTACAATAGCGAGGTTGAGATAAATGGCCACAAATATTACATCAACTGCTTTAGACTTTGATAACATCAAAGCATCTTTAAAGAATTATTTAAAACAAAAAACAGAATTTGCTGATTATGATTTTGAAGGATCAGGTATTTCAAACATTTTAGATGTTTTAGCGTATAACACACATTTTAATGGATTGATAGCCAATCTTGCTACAAATGAATCTTTTATACACACAGCACAATTAAGATCATCTTTAGTATCTCATGCTGAATCATTGGGGTATGATATAAGGTCTAAAACTTCTTCACAAGTAAAGTTTACGGCAACTTTAAATTTAACTGGAGTTGCAGGAAGAGCCCAAGCGTATACACGTACGTTCCACCTGATTTAGGCATTGCTGTGCCTAGCTCTGACTTTGAGAGGACTGCAGGAAGAATACATAGAGCCGCTACAAGAAAGGCTAGCCATACTGATGACCCAGTAATTCCAACAGCCAACCCTGGCAAAACAAATATCCCGCTTAACATTCCTCCAATACTAACTGCAATAGCTCCTGGCAACGATAATGTTCTCTCTAATTTCTTCAAAATATTGTTTTATATTTAATAAAAATAGTAAATAATAATTTCACTTGAATTTGCATCCAATTATT